ATACGATTGAGGGTTTCTCCACACTTGAAGGGTCTCTTTGATAGTTGGCTGGACACCGGGGAAGGGGAGACGGAGGCCGCTCGTCTTGAAAATCTACTTAGCGAGTAATGACCGGGACGCGATGCGAACAGCTGGAGAGCGTAATTCTAGCCCTCTGCGTTTCCTGACCTCCTACCACTATTACGAGAGGCACGATATGGAGACTCTGTTCGGTTCTCCCCAACCTGCCCTCCTAGCAGACTCGGGCGCGTTCAGTGCCGCAAGCCAAGGGGTCTCGATTAGCCTGACCGGGTACGCGGACTGGGTCAAAAAGTGGGACCATCTGTTCGACGCTTACGCGAACCTCGATGTTATAGGGGATGCCGAGGCGACTTTGGTCAACCAAAGGCGGTTGGAGGATATGGGATTGCGGCCGCTCCCTGTTTTCCATGTGGGGTCACCGTGGGAATATCTGGAACGATATCTCGACGAATATGATTACGTTGCGCTTGGCGGGATGGTCCCGCACGCCGGAAAAGCCCGGGCCCTCTTTCCCTGGCTCATCAAAGCGTTCAAGATGTTGCCGGCAGGGAAGGGGTACCACGGCTTCGGCACGACCGGTTGGAAAATCCTGTCGGCATTTCCATGGCAATCGGTGGACTCGTCAAGCTGGGCGACCGGATATATGTATGGGATGGGGATTCTGTTTTCGAAAACGAAGGGTATCTTCTTGAAGTTTCAGATTAAGAACGCCCGTTCTTGTTTTGCTCTCAAACGGGAGTTCGCCAATTACGGATACGATTGGAGAGCGTTCGCCGAGCCGACTGACGACCCGCTGTTTGGGGTTAAGTCGGAACTCCGGCACTCGCTCTGCGCAATCGCCGCCAGTTCTTATGTTGCCGCGGAGAAGTGGTTGACCGAAAGACATGGTCAGAGCAAGGTTTACATGGCCCATCCTCTTGCGGCTGGACCCTACGGTTATGCTGGTCTTGTGGAGGGCGCCAATGCCTAAAACCCTCTGTGTCATATCTGGCGGGATGGACAGCGCGACGCTCCTTCATCTTGCTACCAAAGAGGAGGGCCGGGTCGAGGCAGTCTCTTTCAATTATGGGCAACGCCATAAGAAAGAACTCCGGTACGCCGCCTCTCAATGTGACGGGTTGAATATCGCGCATGATGTGATAGATATCTCGTCGATAACTCCGCACATAGGCGGCTCGGCCTTGACCGACGATATAGATGTTCCGGAAGGACATTACGCTGCCGCTAATATGTCCCTAACCGTGGTCCCAAACAGGAACGCTATAATGTTGGCCATATCCTACGGCATCGCCGTGGCTCGCGGGATTGAGGTAATCGGGGCAGCGATGCACGCCGGCGACCACGTGATTTACCCGGATTGCCGCCCAGCCTTCACCGAGGCGTTCGACCGGATGGAACGTCTTGCCGTTGATGGGTACGGCCATCCGGACATCCGACTCTGGACCCCTTTCATCAATAAGACCAAGACCGAGATTGCCTATATAGGCGGGGACTTGGGCATCGACTACGCCAATACTTGGAGTTGTTATAAAGGGGCCGAATTACATTGCGGGACTTGCGGGACTTGTTACGAGAGAAAAGAGGCGTTCCGAGATTCGGGAGTTACGGACGATACCCGATATGAAAGTTAGCATTACGAGGGAGTATGCCTGGGAGATGGGCCACGCTCTGAAGAACCATGCCGGGAAATGCTTTCAACCTCACGGCCATAATTACCGGTTGGAAGTGGAGGTCTCCGGGCCGATAGACGACCGGAGCAATATGGTTTGGGATTTCGCCGACCTTGATATCTTGGTCAATCCTATCGTGCGCGAGTTGGACCACCAGTTCCTAGTGCATCCAGACGATGCCAGGTTCGAATCGTTCATGCCTGGCTGTTTGCGTTGGGTCAGAGGCGACCCGACCGCCGAAAGTATAGCGGCGTATTTCTTTGATGCTTTGACCGGGTGGGAAGTCACTCTTGAGCGGGTAACTGTATATGAAACGGACAAGGCCAGCGCGACGGTACGGAGTACATAAGGTCTTCGGGCCGACCATCCAGGGCGAGGGAGGGATGACCGGAACGGTCTCCCATTTCGTGCGCCTGTCCGGATGCAATATGTGGGATGGGCGACCGGAGACCCGGCAGGCTTCCCATTGCCCGTTCTGCGACACCGACTTCTTCAGCCACCGGATGCTAGAGGCTTCGGAGATAGTGGCCGAGTTGGACGCGCTCAAGTGGTCGGAGTGGGTCACGGTGTCGGGAGGGGAGCCGCTCCTCCAAGTCGATGATGAGTTCGTCACAACTTTACAGAATAGCGGGTACAAGCTGGCCATAGAGACCAACGGCACCCGGCCGCTCGACATTGTTGTGGATTATCTCACAATGTCCCCAAAGCGACCCGAGCCGGAAACGGCCATCCGCAGATGCGACAGCCTCAAACTACTTTGGCCTCATCCGGACCCGCGCATCACTCCCGAAGCCTTCGACTGCATCGACGCGGGAGCGAAGTACCTCCAACCCATCGGCGGGGAAGACGACCAGACGAATCTACGCTCGGCCATCGAGAAGCTATACGACCTCCGGGGCTGGCGACTCAGCTTGCAGACCCACAAATGGATTGAGGTAGAATGATAGAACTTACATGGGCCGAGATAGACGACCGGCTGGAAATGATGGAGCTGACCGGCACAAAAGTATGGGGCATCCCAAGGGGCGGCGCAATCGTGGCGGGGATGGCGAGGCGATACGGGGCAGTAATCGTCGGGACTCCTCAAGAGGCCGAACTCGCCCTGGATGATGTAATCGACAGTGGGGCGACCGCGAAGGTGACGCTCGATAGATACGGGTTACAGACTTTGGCGGTGGTCAATAAGATAGCCGAGGGCATCGACTCTTGGGTCCACTTCCCTTGGGAGGAGCCAGCCGAGACGGAGATGGCCGACCATGTGACCCGGATGATGCAGTACTGGGGAGAAGAAACCGGACGTGACGGTTTGATAAAGACTCCCGAACGGGTGGTCAGGTCGTGGTCGGAATTGTATGCCGGGTATACGATGGATGCGGAGGCCGCGCTAACCTGGTTCGAAGATGATACCGACGAGATGATTGTTGTGAAAAACATCACATTCTACTCGACGTGCGAGCATCACCTCCTCCCGTTCTTTGGCACAATCAACGTCGGGTATATCCCGAACGGGTCAATCTTGGGCGCGTCGAAGGTCGGTCGGGTGGCCCATATCTTCTCCCGCCGCCTCCAAGTCCAAGAACGATTGGCGCGGCAGATTGGGCAGAGCCTAGAACCCCACGTGCTAGGAGTGGCGGTCAATGTCCAGGCCCAACACTTTTGTATGATGGCAAGGGGTATCAATCAGGATACGAGTTGCCTAGTCACTAACTACCTGACCGGATACTTCCGAGATAGGCCGGATACCAGGGCCGAGTTCTTCACCGCAATAAGTGGCTAATATATGGGTAAACAAAACGGCAATAAAATAATCGCCGAACAGAGGCGGTCTCAGGTTCTTCAAATGAAGATGGCCGGGGCCACCGAACAGATGATTGCCGACCAGCTTGGAGTCTCAAAAGCCCAGGTCTGGAACGATGTCAAGAGGCGGTTATCCGAGGTCAGGCGGGATGATGTGGAGGCGGTTGAACAGGAGTACAACCTCCAGAAATCCAGATACGAGAGGCTTCTCCTCCGGTGGTGGAACCAGGCCATCGGTGCCGATGACGACCAGTCTGCAAGAGCCACTTCGATTGTATTAGACATTCTTAGGCGGCTGGATACCATCGGCGGTCTTGTGCCGGAGAAGCCTCTTATCCAACTCCAACAACAGAACATCCTCATGGGTGGGATGACCTTCTCCGACCTGGTACGTGAGGCATTGGAGGATGCCGGCAAAACAGTCGAGGTGGAGGGGAGGGTATATGACTCTGACGAAGGCTGAAAAGATTTTTCACTATAACGAGTCGAAGGCCAACCCGAGATACTTCTGGAAGTGGACCCTCGGCTCGGAAACCGTTTACGACAAACAGATAAAAATGGTGGAGGCGGTGCGGGACCATAACCGGGTGGCGGTCGTTGGTGCTAACGGGACAGGCAAGGACTGGCAATCTGCCCGGATAATGTTGTGGTGGCAATCGGTCCACAACCCCGCAATCACAGTTGTTCTCGGCCCGACCCACAGACAGGTCTCCGACATAATCTGGAAAGAGGCCCGGAGTGCCTACCTGAGTCCACGGATGCCGCTCGGCGGCCAGATGTATCGAACGGCCCGGTGGGAGTTCGACGACCGGCATTATGCGGTCGGGTTCTCGACCGATAACGAGTACAACATCCAGGGCTTTCACAGCCCTTCGCTCCTGGTGATAGTCACCGAGGCACACAACGTAGAACAGGCCCACATCGACGCCGTGAAAAGATTGAACCCCGCGAAAATCCTTCTGACTGGCAACGCCTTCGCCTCGTCGGGAGAGTTCTACGATGCCTTCCATGGCGGGTCAGACCTTTATCACACCATCGAGATTGCCGCCGCCGACACGCCCAATATCCAACAGGGCCGGGAGGTCATTCCGGGGATGGTGACCGCCGAGCAAGTCGAGGAACGGCGGCGTGAATGGGGAGAGGAGTCGGCCCTATATATCGCTTCGGTCTTGGGCCGGTTTCCCGATAACCTGGAAGATGCTATCGTGCCGAGGTCGCTCTTGATGGAAGCGGTCGAGCGGCAGCTTGAACCAGAGGGCGAGGCACTTCTGTCTTGTGACGTTGCCAGATTCGGAGCGGACAAGACCGTGGTCTACCGGAGGCAGGGCAACGTCTGCCGGCTGGCCTGGAAATCCCAAGGCCGGGATACCCAAGAGGTGGCGGGTCGGCTGAAGATGATGGCCGAAGACGACCCGGAAGTGACCGAGATTATCGTGGACGATACCGGGGTAGGCGGCGGGGTGACAGACCGGCTGAACGAGGAGAACGTGGCGGGAGGTCGGGTCCGGATCGTCGCCTTCAACGGCGGGGAGAAGGCCAGACGATCCGACCGTTATGTTAACGCCATCGCCGAGGCATGGCTGGAACTGGGCCAAGCCTTCCGGGACGGGACCATCGACATCGATGACAACCCGGCGGTGATCGCCCAGCTTTCGGCGCGGCGGTACACCGTCCAGGG